ATACCAGCAGCGAAGTCTACGTTTCCTTGGAAAGCACCGCCATTCGTAGCAGACACCATATCGGCAGTCGTGAACGACTTGAACGCAACTACATTGATTTCATCACCGGCTGCTGCTGCTACTGCAAGCGTAATAGTCGAGCCGTTTGACGCTGTGTAGTCAGTTCCATCTTCAAGCACGACACCGTTACGAGTGACAATCAGATTGCCTACTGTGTAGCTAAGTGTTCTTGAGTTGTCGTCTGAGCTGCTGAAAGTGGTCTGGGCAGCTGTTGCTGTATAATGGTAGTTGATAAGCGAAGCACCGCCAGCTGATGATGCTGCAATCCAAGAACCACCATCAAAAACCCGCATTTCGTTTGCAGTGTTTGAGAAATACAGCGCACCAGTAACAAGAGGGTCACCGTCATTATCGACAGTCGGGTCAGCAGCGAAGCTTCCTAAATACCGATCATCAAAAGTATCCAAGGTAGCTGCCGCGGCTGCTGCGCTATTTGCGGCTGCAATCTGACTGTTCGAGGCGGCTGTTGCTGATCCAGCAGCTGCAACGACATCAAGACCAGTTTGGACGCGATCTGCTGCTGTTGCTACAGCATCTGCTGCTGCGTCTGCGGCTTCGGTAGCTGCGACCTGTGAGTAATGCTTCGCTGAGTATTCTGAGCCGTCTACGGTTGAGCCTAGATGGGTTGACCACTCTTTAGATGCACCAGAACCACCAGTTACGCCTGTGCCACCGATTGCCCATGCTTTTGAAGCGTAATCTGTGCTGTCTACAATACCATTGGTCTTCACTGCCCACTCTTGGGCGTTAGTTGACGAAGCGAGGGCATTTGCTTCGCTAGTCGCAGCGTTCGACTGTGAACCTGCGGCAGAGTTAGCTGAAGATAGGGCCTGAGCGGCTGAAGTCGCGCTAGCTGCGGCACTTGCGGCTGAGTTGGTTTCTGAGGTTGAGGCTGCTGTTTGACTGGCTGCGGCAGCTTGTTCGCTGGCTAGGGCTGCGGCTGCTGATGCACTTGCGGAGCCTTGTAGTTGGCTGCTTGTGCCATTGTTTTTAAAGAAGCTACTGTCTGCCATGGTGCGACTACCCTCTAGTAAGCATTATAAGTTGATTGGTAGTCATCAAACCGGGACATTGGCTGGATACTCTGTACCCCACCATTTAACTCTTGATCATCTGACTGTCCTTGAAGTTCAGCTAGGAACAAACGGAACTTTTCCTCAAAGAGAGGCCCACGCTCATCTAGGTAAAAGTCTGCGGCGTAGGTCAGCCCTCCATAAATTATAAGGTCGGGGGCCACTGCGGCTAGAGCGTTTTCATCTGTATTGAGTGTCATTGGCGCAAACTCGCCATAGTAATATAAGATCACATTACCGTTGGCGGGTTGTGGGTGTAGCAGTAAGTCTTGCTGCTGTCTCACAAACACTTCAGGACGTCCAGCCATAGGGTTTTGAGCTAGGGGACGGAAAGTCTCCATCGGCACCCGCTTGAGTTCGATTGATTCATAGTAAAGCGAAATGATCTCAAGGAAATCATTAGGCAAAGTAATCTGGGCTGTCTGACCACTAATAGCAAAGGTACTAACATTCTCATTTAAAGGAGTGCGAAGCTGTCTTTGAATCCGGGCAATACTGCGGTCAATGAACTGCGTTGTGAGGGTTGGGGTTATATCACTTCGATTAAGCAGCTCATTAAAATGGGCCTTGATATCACCATAATTCATAGCTTATGCCTTTCCAGTTTTAGGTTTTGGCTTTGCAGTCTTTGCAGCTTTCGTAAACGCCGCAGCTGTCGGTCTTCCTTTTTCGCCAGCCTTTGCCATCTTCTCACCAGAACCAGCAGCTATGCGTTCTCTCTTTTTATGGATGTTTCCGTAAAGGCTCATTTCTTACGTCCACCTTTGTTCTTGTACATTAGATGCTCTTTTCTGTTGCCATGAAGCCTTCGAGGTTTTCGGACTTCAACTTGGCAACTATCTGTTTAAGAGTGATGCTTTTGTCGGTCATAATATCGAAGCCTTCGCGCTGCCACTTTTCGACAAAGATTACCGGGATCGAGGCCACATGTTGGTAGTCACCTTCTAGGTGGTTTCTACTCGCATTTCTCTTGTCTTTTAGGTCGTCTAGGAAACCTTGACTGATGATCTGGCTATCCCGGCGAACTAGGTTCCCGGTTTCTTCTTTAAAGTCGTTGTTGATACCAGTTAGGTTGATCTTGTCTGCCATTCGTATTCTCCTTTAGGCATAGAAAAACCCCCAGGGGCCGGAGCCTCTGAGGGTTTGGTATTAGTGTAGGTGTGAAGGGGTAGTGGTAAGGAGAGCGAAATCCACTAGGGATCCCCTCCACTCCTATTCGTTACACTTAGGTAAGGGCGTCAATCTGTCCTGAGCCAAGTGGATTCTTATGCATGAGGCCGATTTCTCCGACCACCATATGGGTGTCTGAGTCGCCGGTCTTTGCCAACAGTGTCCGGGTGAACGGACGTAGTGTAGCTGTACGCCACATTGTCGGATCCAACAGGAATGCATGTGTGGTCATCTGGTGCCGGTTAAGTACAACTTTTAGTTCGCCGAATGGGCTTACAAGTAGATTCACGACACTAGTTAGTGTTGTGTTTCCATCGTTGAACTCGCGACTACGACCGGCTGCACCAGTTAGTCCCGCGATAATCAAACTGTCTGCGGGCTTCACCATTAAAACGGATGGGTCTCCACCCGCGTTGTAAAGATCCTGGTGACATGAATTAATCATGGCTTCGGTAAGGGCAGCTGTACCACCAGCAGTTGTGACTGATGCATCGATCAGCTGGTCAGCTGAATCCATCTCACGTGCTGTTGTGGCGTTACCAGCTGTACCGGCATTTGAAGCCCCGACCATGGCAAATTCTACGTCTTTCTTGATTTCTTTCAATGCCTTAGATAGCTGATAAGCCGTTTCTTTGGCTCTGCCGTAGGCTTTTATAGAATCTGCCGAACCACTTACAGCAAAGGTCTTTGCCAGGATCTGAGTGTTACCACTGATCATGGTTGTTGGGATTGCTGTACCGGCTGAAGCCGTAAATCCCTCGACCTGGGCATTGGCCCCGGCGGCGGCAAGTGAATCTGTCTGATATTGATACACACGATTGTGTACTTTCTCAGATTTGATCATGCTGTAAAAAGGTGTGTCTGAGGGCGTCACGTCCGAAATTAGATTCGAGATGTTCTCAGCGATACCAATCTGCTGATAGGTTTGATAAATAGCCATTTGAGTTGTTCCTCTTCATTACTGGCGTTTTAAGTAGGTTTTAGACTTCCCAACGCTGTAAGATGGCTGCTGTAATGTCGTCTAAGTCTCGACCACCATTCTTGATCATCTGTTGCCGGGCCTTTTCGGCTTGGGCTTTCTTTGATGCTTTAGGGTCAGGTGAACGCTTACTGCGTAAAACCTTCTTGGTGGTTGCTGCCTTTTTCTTGGTCGTAGCAACTTGTTTACCCTGGTCATAAAGTCTGGCTTTATTGATTAAGGTAATGACTGTCGGATCAACGTAGGTGTTCACCTGTTCTTCCGGCAAGCCTTGGCTAATTGCGTAACCTCGAATGTCGTTGTAGAGTTGGTTAGACCACTCAGGAATGTTTTCCTGGAGCGTCTTAACACACTGTTTAGCGGCTTCTTGTTGGGCCGCAGCTTGTTGCTCTTTGACAGAGCCATAGAAGGCATCTGCTTCTTCACTAAGGAACCTCAAGTTATCGTGGGCTTCTTGAGCTTCTTTACGAAGTTGAGCGAAGTCTTCAGTTGCCATACTTCTGCTGGCAACCAACATATCTACTTCAGCATAAGGCTTGTAGCGTTCCTGAGCTTTCTGAAGCATCTTTTGGAACACGACATGACTTTTCTCCATTGCAGCTTCAGCATCTTTACGTTGCTTAGCTGTTTCTTGAGACTTACGTGTGAGGGCAGCTTCTTGTCCATATAAACGCTTAAGCTCTGAAACCGATACTTTACGAGCGTCTCCATCCACCATAACTTCAACTTCAGCTTCGTCATCAAGCGTTGGACGATCTGTGTCATCCTCTTCTTCATCTTCAGCATCTGTTTCATCATCATCGGTTTCGGTTTCCTCATCTTCATCAAGGTCGGTTTCTTGACTTTCGTCTTCTAGGTCTTCTTCTGTATCCTCATCAACCTCGTGGATGTCTGTAGTCTCTTCTTGATCATCCTGAGGTGTTGCCTCTGTCGTGTCTTTGGATAGCTGTTTATCAGCGTCCTCCCACTGTGCCAGAATGGCGTCTTCTATATCTAAGGGGGCGTTTTGTTGCACGTCTGACATGGTGCTAAGCATCCTCTTGGTTGTTGTCACTGTCGCTGGCAGCTTTCGCTACGATTTCGTCTTTAATGGCTACACGTTGCTGTAGCGTACTGACGATATCGACCAACGCGCGATAATGGTGGTAGCTCTTATCCCGGGCTGCTGTCTCCTCAGGTTTTGAGTTACAAAAGGCCTGGAACGTAGCGTCCACCATTGTATTGATTGTTTGGGTGAAGACATCTGTTTTGAGAAGTTCTTCAGCCGCATTGCCCATGTTAATGAGCTGTTCTTCGTTTTCGTTGAACATGATAGTTTGCTCTCCTTAATTAGCGTTTTATCCTGTTGGGCTTACAATGCCCCTGACGTCCTCAGTTCTCTTGAGGATTGCCAGTTCGCCTTCATCGATACGTCTCTTATGAGCAAGCTGAGCTTCCTTAAGATCCATATTATCTGCTTGAAGGGCGTGTGATGCCTGGGCTTTCATTTGCTCCATCTGCATCTTCATCTGATCCATTTGTGCATCCATCTGAGCCTTCTGTTCTGCCAGGGCTTGTTGACGCTCTTGAAGCTCGAGTTGCTTCTGAGCCATCTGCATTTGCATCTGCTGGGCTTGATCAGGTTCAGGTGGTGGTAGTTGATCAGGTGGTGTTAGGTAGTCCTCAACATTCAATATACCCTGTTGCTCCAGGATCTGCTTGAGCATTTGGTATCGGTTTTGTGGTGAATATAGAGGTTGGATAGTCGGGTCCTGGCTAAACATTTGGTGCAAAGATAGAAGCTTCTGGGCTTCACGATCTTGCTCTCCATAACCTAGACGTAATTCGACCATTACATCGCGCTTGTCTTCCCAGCGTGAAGGGTCAACAGTTACGTACTGACCGGATAGATCTACGATCTTCTCCTGGGATTCGTTTTCAATACATAGCTGATAAACAAGGTGGAAGAGCGGCTTGACAAATTGAGAGGCCAGATTTCTGGCTATAATCTTTTGCCGCTGCTGCGACATGGTGGCGAGTTGTTCGACCATGGCAGCTGAGTTTTGTTTTGATATAGCGTCTTTTGAGAGACCCATGGAAAGACGGCTAGTGCCTGTGTTGTCTTCTGCGTTTCGATCAAGCATGTCGATGGTTTGGAAAACAAACGGATTGAGTGATGCTTGCTGCATTGGTGTGACAGCGTCAGGTCTTGTGACGTTTACCAAACCTCCTAAGCGTGACGAAATCAGCTCCCGGGGGTTGGATAAGCCACCTTTAACAACCATGTATCGTGGGTTGTTTGTAATCATGGAGTGATCCAGGATTGACCTGGTAAGTACAGTCCGGGCGTTCTGGGTTGCTATGAGCTTCTCAGCAAAGTTAGATCCATAGAAGCTATGTGGCACAGGTAGTGGTGCGAAGGTAACAAAAGGCAACCTGTTAACCGGCTCGACATCCAAGATGGCATTACCGGCTTTTAAGATCCGATGCATCTTTGCAATACCGGTGCCTTCGATGTCGATCTTTATATAGGCCTCATAAACCATTACGGTTCTAATCTGGTCCTGGTATCCGTGATTAGAGTGACCACGGTCGGCACCAATTTCATCGAAACGTGCTAGGATCTCAGGATCCGTCTCCATCTCGACATCTTCATGCCCATCACCTATTTGCTGGATCTTGTCCTCATCGTAGCCCATCTCACGTAATTCTGTGATGGTCTTACGTGTGCGGTGAGCAACAAAGTTAATTGTATCGATGTCCAGGCTAACTGCCTGGCTTTCGACCAATAGCTCCTCAGGTGGAATAGCTTCAATAACGACCTGGCTGGTATCCCGGGTGATGGCAATAGTGCCAGACAGCATACCGAAGTCGTCAGCTTCACTGTCCTCTAGCTCTATGTTCTCATCCTGAGCTAGAAGCATGTCTAACTCATCTTGTGTGATGTTCTCGAAGGATTCCAAGTCTACCTGGCTGGACTCTTGCCAAAACACTTTGGCTGTACCAACACGTGCAACCAGGCCATCGTGAATCACGGACCGAAGAACACCAAAGAAATCATTCTGCCGGAAAACCACATAGTCTGTATAAGAGGAGCATATAGCAGCCATCTGTGTATCCTCAGGACCCTGAGGTGCAAACTTGCAGATACGGTTACCGCTGCTGAAGGTTTCAAGCAACGCAGCCTTCATTGATTCAACCTGGTTGAAACAGTCCTGACTGACGTACTTTGAGTTACCATCATGAGCGGGTTTTGGTAGCGTACCGTTATAGTAATCGGTTACACGTTTGCGTTCACGTGCAAGATCGCTATCCATGTAGCCAATTGATTGACGGATGTTTGTGTCAACAATCGATACAATATCGCTGTCTTCTAGCTTTTCGTAATCTTCGATCTTTGCCATTGATTATACCATTTCTACATATAGTTCTTCAGGTGTCTCGACAGGTTCCCAGGCTCCCTCATGAACATGGTTTGCCAGGGCTAAGGACATGACACAGTCATCGAAGCATGATGGTTCAGCTTCCATGGATCCACTTTCCGTAACGATGTACGTCATCATTTCCCGGATAGTCGTTTTGTCATTTAGTGTTAACTCGCCCTCACGCATCGCGGCACGAAGTTGGTCAATGACCAGGGGCTTTGTTTTGGATGTTGTTGTGAAACCTAGCTTGACGGTCTCACGGTCTGTAATCTTATCTACCTGGATTTCCTGATAGAACGATGGGTACGCCATATCTTTACCCAGCCTGGTACATGTCAGGATGCCATGGCTGTTGTTCTCTACGATGATGTGGGCGGTGTTGTAGTATTCACCCAGGGCAAATAAGACTTCAGCGAAGTAGTCCGGGTGGACGTGTCCTCGCCATGTAGCGACTTGCCTTTTCTTACTATCGAGGACCTGGGCGACTGAGTAGTCGCCGTTACGCACACCCATTGCCACATCAGCACCGATAACATACTGACCTCCTGGATCATGTTTAAGATAGGTTGTAAGCTCACCTCGAGCATTGTTGATGAACTCATCACCCTCGAGAGCCAGGCGTTCTTTAACGTCTTCTGCTTCGGTAAGGCATTTCTGAAGTTGCTCTGGATTAAACACCGGGCGACCGGTCGTTAGGAAAGCCTCTTCTGGGTAGGCAGGGTACTCCTGTCGAAATAGATCTATACCGTTCTGTGCAATCTTACGGCGTCTAAACATAAGCTGTTCATCGGTAAGGTTGTATTCTTCGGCTAGGTCTTCTTCATCAGGAGTACGCTCGAAGTTCTCAGGGACATCCTCTATGTATGTGGGATCCACATACCAAGGAATAAACACAGGCACGAAACCGTTGGTTCCATTTACTGCGCCTTCCCATAAGGAGTGATAGATACCGGTTACACCGTTGGCCGTACTCTCGACAAATACAGCAGTTTTAGGAGCATTCGGTACTGCTTGCAGCAGACCGTTCCAAATGTCTTGAGCCGTTGATTTAGGCCAGAACGCGAGTTCTGAGGCATGTACGTGTGTGAGCGTTTCGCCCCGACCGACTGAGTCACCACCGGCAGTGGCAACGACATAGCTGCTATCAAGTGCATCAAAAGACAATTCCCTTCTTGAGCTGTACTTCGTATGAGGTTTAAGGATCTCAGGGCAATGTTCGTGAAAGCGTTTCGTTAGGTCAAACAACGCCCTGGTACTGTCGGCATGGTGTGTAATAACCATGGCCTTACGTGCCTTTTCTTGGGACACGGCATAGTAAAGGTAACCGCCAGTGTAGGTGCTTAGACCTTGCTGCCGGGCTTTAAGGATGATGATCCTTATCTTACCTTCGTTTTGGAGTTGTTTTTGGACGGCATCGTCCAGGATCTGTTGGGCGGGATTTAGCTTTAGGGGAGCAATCTCGCCTTCTTTAGTTCGTATTGAGAGTGCCGCTTTGGCATAAAAAGGAAAGTCAGAGTAAAGGCGTTTACGAACCGCTTTGAGTTTCGGGTCCATTATCGTCTTCAACAAGTAAACTTGCGAGGAAGTCCTCTGCTTTTGCGACAGCCACTTCTGACTTTGCTACCGGCTTTTGCTTGGTGAAGTCCAGGACAAGCCGGGCTGCTGCTAGGCGTTCTCGAGTTTCCCCGGGTACACGCATAACCTCTACGGCTGTCGTTAGTGCTTCCTTTGCATATTCATCTTCTACGCCATACTTTTCTGACATAATCTTTACTACCTTCTCTGCTTCCTTTTGAATCTTCTCTCTAATCGGGTCTATCTCATGTTTTCGATAGCCGTCTGGTACTCCCCTTGGACGTCCTGGGTTCTTACGCTTCTTGGTAGACCATTGACGCCGTAGTTCCCGACCCTCTGGGGTCTCCATAAGGGTCGAGAAATAGTTCTTTTTAGGTGCTTTGTGGGGTGCTGGACCATTTCCTACTTTGGGCTTTGACTTGGCCCTGGGTACTTTTGGTGATCCCATATCATACTCCTATATGGATAATGCCCCTGGTGCTTGTCCTAAGGATAAAGCTCCTGGAGGTGGCATCTTCTTTTCTTCTTCTTCACGCTCAGCAATAAGCATGTTTGCCATGACCATGGACAAGACAACACTGAGTGGTGCAGAAAACAGTTGGATTGTTGGATTATCTTTAAGGAGCAACCTGGCAAGCTCTGAAGCTTTTGGCATCTCGCGTTTAGCCAAGGCTGGGTCCAACATATAGACGCCCAGTAAATCGGCAGCCATTTCATATGGTGTTTGGAAATATGATCGCTCATATGATCCAAGGGCAGCATCAACTTCACCCTGGGTCATGATACCAAATGCAACCCTTTCGGCCCCTCGACTATAATCTCTTCGGATTGGTGACTTAGTTCCAAAACCCTCAACAACACCAGTACGCTGGAACCGAATGATTTCATCAATAATATCTCTGGCATCCTGGTTTGTAAGGTTACCGGTCGATATCTTTTTATCGCCATATAATGCCATGAGTTCTTTTATGGCGGCGCGGAAAGTATTAGAATAGGTGCTATGTTGAGGGTCGAGTATCATGCTTTTGGCACCAGGTGAATAATACATCTTACCTTGGTTTTTGGTGCCTTCTTGACGTGCTTGTTCGTCCACATAGCTAGATTCTAATGCGTGACCAAGCTCATGAAGAGCAACATACATTTCGAATATTTTATTCTTAGATTTAACAACACCTATACGGCCTTTAAGATTATCAGGATTAGATCCTAATGTTACTCTTAGACCCGCAGACCCTTTGGCCTTACGATATGGTATGTTAACCGCTTTAGCCATAGCAGTGGTACTGGTGACCAAATGGAACGTATGATTTAACGCCTGAGCAAGCTTCTGGACGGTATCATAATCCCGGATACCATTCTCATATGGTGATCCTTTCTTACCAATCTCGAAGATCGCCTTTACCGGACGTGAAACCTGTTCGACCTCTGTAGGCGTAGGCTCTCTTGACCCTGCTAAGGGCGTGACATCCATGGCTCCAGGCTCGGCCCGGCTTCGTCCATTATCACTTGGTCCGAAGTCGAGTTCGTCTTGTCTGAGGATGCCGCCTTCTTCTGCCGCATCAACTCCCCCATCTCTTTGACGAATAACGCCATCTTGTCCTGGGGTACTTGACTCAGGATCGATTCCGTCTCGCTCTGCTGCGGGGAGTGCTTCTTGGATTTGGTCATAGGACTTTCCTTCCTTCTCCGCTAAAAGCTTTGCGGCATCTAAATAATCGTTGTCGGCACCTCTTCCTGGAGCGACACCTAACAGTCTAAATAACTGTTTCTCTGGATACCACATTAACGCCTGAAAGTCAGCAGTATTTATGTCATATCCCTGCTCTTGAAGCAGTTCAATGGCACGTTTTGTTGCCTTCCGCATGTAACTACGCTCACCAGGACCTTTGGGCTGGGCCTGAAGCTGTTCACTCATGTTTTTAATATGAGTTCCAACAGCTTTGAATAGCGGCGGTTTCGTATGATTGACGCCATTCTCAGCTTTATAGTTCTTATAGAACTTTTGATACGTCTTGTTTAGTTGCGTAATAAACTGATCGAACTTTGCAGCATCTTTATAGAGACCGCTGCGCTTAACACCAGCTGCTTTTAAGGCGTCATCAATTACCTTTTTCATTGCTGGATCTGAGGTATCTTTCATACCTCTTTCGATCTTGTCACGGTTCTTCTGCATTACCTCATCAGTCTTAGGGTCCTCAAATGGACGACCAACAAGGCGATTCCACATACGCATCCACCAGATATCCATTGTGAGGGGGTCATAATTACCCCGGATGTTCTGATAGAAACCCTGCCCAATTTTAGGACCAAGGATGTATGATGCTTTGACGTTTTCAGCCATGCCCTCGCTTGACGGAACACTGATCTCAGTGCCGTTAGTTTCGTTAAATCGGGCAATAAAGTCTGTAAGCTCTCTTACGGTAAAGTCTGTGTTTAGGAAATCACCAATTGTTTCGTTTTGACCACTTTCGTTCCACCGATTAAAGAAATCAAAAGCTGCAACCATTGATGTGTTACGTTCCCCACCTTTTTTAAAGGTTGTTGTAGGCATAACACCTGTGTCCATGAATTGACGAAACACATCGAGGGCATAAGCAAAGTTATCGGCAACAGCCTGACCATTCGATGTAACAGCTAGGGCAAAGTCGAAAGCTTGTTCTGCTTCTGGCGATTGCATCACTCTAGGCTCAACCAAAGTGACTACAGCCTTAGCTGCTTTCAGTTTACGATCATACCAACCAATAGCATTACCGTCCTGATCGAGGTTGAATGCTGCCTCAGTAGCCATGAGACTGGCAATACGCTCAATATTGTCTTCGGATAAGTCCAAAGGTTGATTTGAGCCTGTGGCTGCTTCGTAACGGTCTTGTAAAAGCTGGGCAGCTTCAACCAGGCTCCGTTTGGTCTCAGGTGTGAATGAGCCATTACGCATATCTGCAACCTGGTCCGGTGACGGCCTAATGTCTAAGTTGGTCATGGCGTAGTCGTTACCAATGTTGAAGACATCATTTGTTGCTAAGGCTGGGGAGCCAAAGTTAGCTGGCGAAGCCATTTGGTTGATTTCGGGATCGGCATATTCATCAAACAACATTTCCTCAAAGTATTCATCTAATGAGGCTGTTCTCCAATCATCTGGAATGATTTCTACATCGTAAACGCCAATACCTCTGTCTCTGTTATATTGACGTTGATTGGTGTCAGGGAGATCATGGTCTGAAACTCTTGCCTTTCTATTATTAGGCAGATTGATGTAACGAGATGAGACCCGACCATCTTTACTTTCTGAGGTATGATAGACCTCAAATCCACGCTTTTTTGCCTCTCTAGCTATGGCTTCAACCGTTGCACGGCGTGCCTCTGCATTCATCGACCGCCGATCATAGTCGGCATTTAAAACACGTTCACGGTTGGGCTTTGTCCAAGCGTTAAACAAAGGTGAAGCCTCTGCTTCCGCTTTCAAAGCCTGTCTCTTGGCAATATTATCTGCCCAGTCAGACATCCGGTTAATTTCTGGTTCACCCGATGGGGCCTCAGTCGCCGCAGGTTGCTCTGTGGCGGCCTGTCGCTGTTGCTGGGCCGTTACCCTCTCGACATACGGCATTATGTACTGATCGGCGTACTGTGGGTTCTTGGCCCGGGTCGCTATATCGAGGTAGATTGATTCAACAGCTTCGACTGGATCACCAGCAAAAGTTATACGTGCCTTGAGAAGACCTGCTAGGACCAAAGCCTTAGTTTGTGGATCAATAGTTTTGTCAGCATTTACAGCTGCTTGTAGCTCATCGTTAAAAGCTTGGTTATCCGCACGTCCCTGCTCACGTTGCATGGCAGCCCGGGTCATAATAGTCGGACCACCGCCTCCAGCTGCCTGGATGGCTAACTGGTTTTGTGGGTTGGCACGTGGGTAGTTATCTGGGTCGGAATCAGCCAGGCGGTTCATTACCCGAATGAGTGATCCTAGACCACCCTCGCCTGTTTTACCGACACTACCGCCCTGACGCACACTA